AGTAGAAGCGTGTGCCAATACGCAACGGCCAGCCGGTTAGGTTCACCGCGAAAGGGGTTTGCGATGCGTTCGATGCGACAGACGCGTTCGCGGGCGCGTGCGCACTCCTCACGAATCTTGTATTCGATCAAGCGAACCCCGAAGTTGTCGTCAGCCGTCCCGGCGTAGGCGCTCCCGCCACGTCGTTCGCAGGCTTCACGACCCCTACTTTCGTTACCTTGGTCGGTGTGATCGGCACGGTCGCGTACGGCATGGTATCGACCGCACGCAACCCCGGTCACGACGAGCCGTTCGCGTTCGACTTGGTTGGCGGCGTTTTCATCACGATCAGCGGCGTCACCGCAGGCAACACCCCAACATCCCCCGCGACTAGCGGCGCCTGGACGCCGCCAACCCTGACGGTAGTGAGCACCAAGATCCTGATCACGCATCCGGGGTTTAGCGGCACAGGCACGAACTACTTCGGCGTGATCGATATCTCGACACCGGCCGCGCCTGTGTGGAGTTCATCGAACCTCGCGACGAACCCGCTTCCCAGCGTACCGACTTCGGTTGCGAACTTTAACAACCGCGCATACTTCGCAGTCGGTAACGTCGATTATTTCAGCGATGTGCTTGTGCCGCTGACACGCACGAACGCGACGCAATCTATCACGCTCGGCGACACGACGCCGATCACCGCTCAATCCGGTCTTCCGATTCAAACTACGTCATCGGGCGTAACTGGCGCACTTATCGTGTTCAAGGGTTCAAGCATATGGCAAGTTACCGGCGACCCGGCAACGAACAACCTAGCCTTGAACTACATCACGTTGACGACAGGGTGCATCGCGCCGCGCAGTGTCATTCAAGGGCCCTTCGGTATTATGTTCGCCGGAATCGACGCACCATACGTGCTGAATTTCCTAGGCGTGCTGTCGCCCTTGTCACACACTCCCGGCAATAACGGTGTGGCCGATGTGCAAGTGCCGTTCCAAAACGCAGTTACGCCTTCGCGCATCGCGGCTTCGTTCTCAGGCAACATATTCCGCGTATGCCTCGCGACGACGATCCAAGGTGTGCAGCAGACAAATGACTATTGGTACGATATCCGGCGCAACAGGTGGAACGGTCCGCACACGTTCACGTACGATGCGATCGCTCAATTCGGCAACGAATTCGTTATTTCGGGTATCGATCACGGTGCCGCGATCTTTATCAGTCAAAGTTTGCCGATAGCGACAAGCACGTATCTCGACAACGGCACTCAGCTTGTGAGTCACCTGAAGTCGTCTTCTTTCCCGAAGACCGGGCACATGCAGCAGGTTCAGGTCGTGGAATCCACGATGGAATTCGCGTCTTCAGGTTTGTCGGTCCAATACCAAATCACAGGGTACGACGATCAGAACAACACCCTTGGTTCGGCGCAAGTGACGACACCACCTGTCGGCATTACATGGGGCGGCGGTGCGGTATGGGGCGGCGGGGCAGTGTGGACCACGGCGCAGCGTATCCCGCACGTCTACACAATCCCCTGGCAAGCACCGCTGGTATTCCAGAAAATGGCGGTTGATGTGCAGGCGTCGTCATCTAACAGCTTGTCTATCGGTACGTTCTTCGCCCGGTATCAAGACACCGGCTATACGAATCAGGGGTAAGAAATGTCTATTATCGGGACGTTACCGAACAATATCCAGAATGGTCAAACGGTGGACGCAACGCCGGTAATGGCCGACTTTAATTTCATCGTGAACCAGGTGAACGCGAATGCGAACCCGACAGGCACGCTGACTGCGCCGTCTGGCACTCGCGCGATGTTTCACCAAGCGTCGGCCCCACCTGGGTGGGCTCAGGATGCGACACTCAACGATTTCACGATCCAGTTGACCGGCGGTACTTCGGGCGGTGCGATCAGCAATACCGGAATCGGGTATAGCACGATGTTCAACGCCCAGTGGGTGACGGACGGTCACGCACTGACTATTGCTGAACTAGCTGTACATAACCATACAGCTGTCGACACAGGCCACACCCACGCTATCACGGACCCCCAACACGCCCACGGGGGCGGCAACGGGGGTTCGTTTATCAACCTTGGCGCGGGCAGTGATATCGGTGCGGGCGGGACAGCCGCTACCTCCGTTCCAATCACGGCTACCTCGCCAACGGGGATCAGTATAAACACCGGCAATGCCAATATCACAGTCGCGAATGCCGGATCAGGTAACGCGCACAGCCATACCAAGACGTTCAATGTAAACTACATACAATGCATCATCTGTCAAAAAACATGAACAAACTTTGCCCGCTACTTAAAGAACCGTGCATTGAGCACCAATGCAAGTTTTACGTGCACGTCACTGGCGAGCACCCGCAGACCGGCGCAAAGATGGACACGTTCGATTGCTCTTTCGCTTGGCTTCCCGCTCTTTTGATCGAAACGTCAAGACGCACGACAGGGGTATCCGCGTCGGTAGAGTCGATGCGTAATGAAGTTGTGAAGCGTCAAGATGCTCTTAATAATGCTGTGGCCTTAGGCCAACGGCAACAGGCCAAGCAAATCGAGGAACAGGAATGGACGACAGAACGCTTACCGAAAGCGACGTAAAAGCTATCGTAGACGAGTTAGAACGCCGCGCCACCCAGCGTTTTCAACTCAATGTCGGCAAAGGCGTACTATCGCTGGTGTGGAAAGCTTGTTTTTATCTTATGCTCTGGCTTGCGGCTTACGGCGCGGCCGGGGGCTTCAAAAACCTTCCCAAGTAGGAGTTACCATGTTCGCAGCACTTGAAGCAGAATTCAACGCCATCGTGACAGATGGCCGGTCGATCGCTGAAAAGCTGGAATCGCTGATCGGTCTGCACGCCAAGTCGGCAGTCATCACGTCGTACGCCCCCGCGCTGACAACCATCGTGGAAGACACTGCGACGAACACGGAGCAAAAAGTTACCGCGATCCTGACCGCAGTAGGCAAACTGTGAGTTTCGATCCTGTAGCGCTCAAGGCGCGATTGTCGCTGGAAGAGGGCCGGAAGTACTCAATCTATACCGACACGACAGGCAATGTGTCGGTCGGTATCGGACGCAACTTGACGGGCGTCGGCGTGAGCGATGATGAAATCGATCTGATGTTCACGAACGATATCGCGCGCACAGTGGCTTTCCTCGATGCCAACCTCCCTTGGTGGAGCACGCTAGACGATGTGCGCCAAAGCGTAATCGTTGACATGGCGTTCAACATGGGTGCGAAGCTGCTTGAGTTTCACCAGATGCTTGCCGCTGTGCAAGCCGCTGATTGGCAGACCGCGCATGACCAGATGCTCAGCAGTGTTTGGGCGAGCCAAGTCAAGCAGCGTGCGCAAAATCTCGCGCGCATCATGCTTACAGGAGCCTTCTGATGGCACTCGATCCTGTCACCGGCGCGCTTGACCTTGCCGGCACTATCGTCAATAAGATCTGGCCGGACAAGTCCGCCGAAGAGCAGCAACAGCTTAGCGCTGTGCTCGCTATGGTTCAGGGGCAGATGGCGATTAACCAAGCCGAAGCAACAAGCGTCGATCCGCTCCAACACTGGCGCGGCGGCCTTGGATGGGTGTGCGTCATGGGCTACTTCTGGAATTTCGTCGGGCAGCCTTTGACGAACGCCGTTGCCGCCGGCATCGGCCACCCGCTCGCACTTCCCGGTCTCGATATCGGTCCGCTCGCTACGCTTACGCTTGGCATGCTCGGCCTTGGCGGCTTGCACGTTGCTGCACAGATGAAAGGTGGTTCGTGAACAACCTAGTCAAAATCGCTCAAGGCATCGATACCGCCCCGCTACTTCTAGAGATTGCGCGACAGCCCAATCTCTGGAATCGGCATAGCGTGCGCAAGACCGCGCCGGACACGCCGCACGCCGCGATGGACGATATCTGGCTTCGGTACAACGATGAGAAGCCGTTCAAGGAATCGGGCGACTACTCGAAGTTCAACGACGAGCACGACGCCAAGTTCTACCCGGAGTGGTTTGCGCTTCCCAGTGCGCGGCCAATCGTCTACGGCATGATGGCTCGCGTTCAGGCTGTGCGCCTAGGCGGCGTGATGGTCACCCGGATCCCGGCCGGCGGGAAGATCGAACCGCACGCAGACAAAGGTTGGCACGCGACGTATTACAATACGAAATTGTACGTCGTCTTACAGTCCAATCCGCAGTGCGTGAACCGCGTGGAAGAAGAGCGCGTCTCGATGGCGCCAGGCGAATGCTGGTACTTTGACAACACGATTGAGCACGAAGTCACGAACGACGGCCCGGACGACCGGATCACTTTGATTATCTGCCTACGGTGCGAACGATGATCAAGCATCATTCAGCCGGCGGGGTGTACGCCCGCGAGCAAGCGCTAAAAGCCGGATTCGAAGTGGAAAAGCATTCGCACGACTACGACCATCTGTCGTTCCTGTGTTCCGGATCCGCGATCCTTGAAACGTCTGGCGAGATGCAAATGTTGCACGGACCTTGCGCAATCGAAGTGAAAGCCGGAAATGCGCACCGAATTCAAGCGGTAACCGATATCGTCTGGCTCTGCATCCACGCTGAAGGCGTCGCGGATCCGGACATTGCAAAGGAGTAAGCCGTGATTGCTGCGCGTTTGTTCGAAGGGCTGACCCGATCACCTGAGTCTGATTGCTGGCTTTGGACAGGCATGCGTATCAAAAAAGGGTACGGTAAGATCCGATCAGGTAAAAAGATGGTTGCTACGCATCGGCTCATGTACGCGCTTGTGACCGGCAAAGAATTGCCTCAGTCGGTGCACGTCCTGCATCGCTGCGATACGCCCGCGTGCTGCAACCCCGGTCACCTGTTCGAGGGGGACAATACGCTGAATATCGCGGATAAAGTTAAGAAGGACCGGTCGGGCAAGAAATTGAAAATTGCATCTGCAACGGAGGTTAAAAACATGGTTGCTTCTGGTTTAACTCAGCGAGCCGTAGCAGATCGCTTCGGCTTAAACCCTAGTACCGTCAGCCGCATCGTTGCCGGAATTCGTTGGTCTCATTTGAACGAGGGTAAGGAAGCCGAACAAGCTTCCTTACAATAATTACGCCCTGGGGAGTCGCAGCCGCCGTAGGGGCCAGCGCGGTCGGTTCGCTTGTATCTAGTGCGACGGCCCCTTCCACGTCGGGGAGCACTAGTTACTATTCACCAACTGGATTAGGCACTGCCGACACGCAATGGCAAGGTTTGCAGACAGGGAATTACAACACCTACACGAACAACAACGTGGGGCAGTACGGACTGCAGTCCCTGTACGGCGGCTTAGGTGCAAACGCGCAATACTCCCCTGGCTACCAGAGCGCCGCGAACGCCGCGGGCAGTCAGTACACGCAACTCGGGCAGCAGCTTCAGGGTGCAGCAGGGCAAGACTTTGCCGCGCAAAGCGCTTTAGGTGCGGCAGGCCAGCAAGTCCTGAACACCGCATTCGACCCGCAAAGCGCTCTGTATAACCAAAGCGTTCAGAACTTGCAGGCTCAAACGGGAGCCACCAACTCCATGTACGGACTCGGTTCGTCGGGGGCGGGAGCGGGTATAGCCAATCAGGCTCTGCAAAACTTCGGAATCGACTGGAACGCCCAGCAACTTCAGAACCAGGTTACGGGACTCGGCGCATACAGCTCGGCGCTCGGCCAGGGGAGCACGATTGCCGGTCAGGGCGGCGCGCTCGGCAACGCCGGTGCAGCGGCAACGCTGGCAGGTGGTCAAACGCCGTACAGCGCGGCGCAGAGTATCGCAGCGACGCCAGGTCAGCTCGGAAACACCTACGGTTCGTACCTGAACTCGAACGTGTACGGTCCGGCACAAAGCATCCAAAGCCAAGCGATTCCGTACATGAACTACGGTCAAGGTGCGCAATCCGTTCCCTACCAAGCGCAGCAGCAAGGCGCGGGCGCGGCGGGCGCGTTGGCGTCGCAAGGCGTTAACGCTATCGGTAACAACGCGCAAGTGCAAAGTTCGTTAGGCAGTTTGTTCGGCGGGTCCGGTCAGTCGTTTAGCGGAAGCTTCGGCGGCTCTTCAGCAAGCCCGTACTACAGCAGCGGCGGCGGTAACAGCTACGGCTTCACGATGTAGATTTTACTTTTAGGAGCGGACATGTCCGGTTTTAACGTTAGCGGTTTGCCCGCTTTCATCCAATATCAAGGGCAGCTGCAGCAGCAGCAGCAAGCGCAGCAGGAACAGCAAATGCGCATACAGCAGTGGCAGCAGTCCCAACAGGACCGCCAGCGCCAGCAAGCCGCAATGCAGGCAGCGGGCAACGCATTGCCGCAACTTCTGCAAGGCGGTATGCCCGCGCAACAGCCGCAAGGGCAAATGCCGCCCCCTCCGCAAGCACCGGCTCCCGGTCAGCCTTCGCAACCGATGCAGCAACCCGGCCAGGTGCAACCGCCGCAACAAGGCATGCCGCTGCCTGGTCAGGGTATGCCACCTGGGCAACAGCAAGTCAACCAACCGCCATTGCCTCCCGGCGGCGCGCAAGGGCAACCGCAACAACCCCCGCCGTTTCGGCCGATGCCGACCAGCCCGCCTCCGCAACAGGCGCAGGGCGGCTCTATTCCCGCGCCCCCGCAACAGCAGGCGCCGCAGGGGCAGCAACCGAATCCGACTGATGACCAGATGGAAGGCGGTTTCTCCCTGTCGCGGATCGTGCAGAGCGGACAGCAGCAAGGGCTTTCCGGTTCCGATTTGATGGCCTACGTGAACACCTTCGAGCCGTACATGACGGCGCAGCAGAAGGCCAAGGCCGAAGGCATCAAGACACAAATCGAAATCAAGAAGCTGGACGCGGAAATCCAGGCGCACACAATCGCGGCTTCGAATCAGCAATTGTCGCTCGCGGAGCGCATGAAGCACGATGACGCGCTCGAAAAACTGGCGAGCCGCCGTGCGGATATCTCGCAAGAAGGTGTGGACATTCGCGCTCGCAAAGGCGCGGGTACTGGGGGCGGTGCGCCCGCCGCGCCGGCAGAGAACATTACACCGGACGCGTCTGGCAATCTGCCCGCGCCGAAAGGCGTGGCAGGATTCTCTAGTCAAGCGATTCAGGCATTGGGCGAAGACTACGCTGTGCGCGGCCCTACCGCATTGGCAGGATTCGGCTATAAGAACTTGCCGCCTCAGGCTCGCGCCGAAATCGTCAACTATGCCGCCGCGAAGAACGCGGCGAGCGGCGGTAACTTCGCGTCGAACAAGATTCAGTACGCGGCAGATACAGCCGGCGCACGAGTGAATGCCCAACAGGCCGCCAAGGTAGACGCAGCGGCGAATGCGCTTACGAGTCCGGGCGGCATCGCCGATCAGTTCCAAGGGGCTATCGATGCTCTCAACAGAACCGGCATCCCGGTCGCCAATCAGGTGCAGATGCAAGCACTGCGCACGACCAATGATCCGCGCGTCGCAGCCTACGATACCGCGATGAACGGCGTCGTATCCGAAGCCGCGCAGATCCTGGGGCGCGGTCAGATCACGGTTACCTCGATGGACGAAGCGCGCAAGGTGGTTGAAGGTTGGCATACGTCGGAACAAGCCAAAACCGGTCTCGCGCAGATTAAGCGCGAAGCCGGGACCACGGTCAAAGCGTCCAGTGAGGAAGTTGCGAAGTCGGCACGCACGCCGAAAGGGCAACCGGGCTTGCAAGCCGGCGGTATCCCGCAAGGTTGGACGGTAACGGAGCACTAAATGCCTTCTTTCACTTTCACTTCGCCGCAGGGCAAGATGTACACCGTGAACGGTCCGGAAGGCGCGACGAAGGAACAAGCGTTCGGCATCCTTCAGCAGCAACTAGGTAGCGCGAAACCCGAAGCCCCTCAAACGGGGCTTTCGGCATTGCCGCCTGAACCCGGCGCGCAACAACCGGCGCCCCAACAGCCTGAAGAGTCGCTCGGTAAGAAGATAGCAGGCGTCGGCGAAGCCGGATTGGCTCTCGGTACTGGCGCAATCGCGGGGCCGGTCGGCGCGGCGTACGGTGTCGGCAAGTCGCTCGCGAGCGGTAAGTACGGCACGCAAGCGGGCGTTGCCGAAGGCGAGAAAGCCGGTACGGAACTCGCAAACAAGCTTACCTACCAACCGCGCACGCGCACCGGGCAGGAAGCCGTTGGCGCAATCGGTAAGGCATTTGACGAAAGCAAACTGGCCGGTCTCCCGGTAGAGGGTCAGACAATCGGACAAATCCCACGCGTGCCTGAGGCTGTCGGCGAAGCCACGAACGCGCTCAAAGCCGCGCCAAAAGCGATCGCTAAAGCTGCGATTGATAAGTTGCCGGGTATCGATCCTGAGACCGCGCAGCTTGCAAAGGATGCGCACTCTATGGGCTTCCGACTTACGCCTGACCAAGTTATGGGTGGTAAGTACATGAAGGCCGCCGGCGAAGGCGCGTCTTACGTGCCTCTATCTGGTAGCAATATTAAAGGGAACCGCGCTGTTTTCAATCAACAGTTGGTTAAGCAGATCGGCGGCGAAGGCGACAAACTGACCCGCCAAACGTTCAATAACGCTATGAAGGCATCGGGGAACGCGATTGGTGATATCGCAGAACGCACGCCGTTGCCGATCAAGCCAAGTCTCATTGCGGGCTTGCGCGAGCATGCTTCCGGCCAGTTGCCGGACGTGGCGAACGTGGTGAACCATTACGTTGACCTGGTGAACACGCAAGCGAAAGACGGCGTGTTGCCGGGTTCTGTCTTCCGTAAGATCAACACCGATTTAGGGTCGCGCATCCGCAGCACGTCTAACGGCGATTTGAAGTTCGCGCTGAATGGTTTGCAAGAAGACTTGATGGACGCGCGGACGCCGTTTCTATCGAAAGCGGACGCCGCAGCTTACAACGTTGCGCGCAAGCGCTACGCCATCGGTAAAACGCTGGAACCCCTGGTCGCCAAGTCGCCAACCGGCGATATCCCTCCTTCCTTACTGCTCGGCGCGCTCAACGCAACAAAGTCTGGTAAATCGCTTGTCGCGAAGGGCGCGGCGGGCGACCTAGGCAAACTGGCAGATATCGGCCAGCGTTTCTTGAAAGAGTCGTCTTCCAGTGGGACCGCTGAACGCCGCTGGGCGCAGGCGATACCGTCTACGCTTGGCGGATTGGCGGGAGCCGGCGCGGGAGCGGCGGGCGCAGGTGCAGGCGCCGCAGGAGGTTTGATAGGTGCCTACGGCTTGGCGAACGCCTACAATCGCTTTGGTCCTGCTGTCACTCAACGCCTGCTCGATAGGCCGCCTCAATGACGGCGCATAGAAAACCCGATCATTAGGCCGATGAACGCGGCGGGGGACACTAGCGCTAAAGGAAACACTAATGCCCACGACGTACCTAGCAAAGAACCGATCAGGATCCACAAGCCGCCGATGGTCACCCCGGCCCAAAACAGGAAAGTAAGGAAAGTAAGGAAAGTTTTCATGTCAGCACGAGTACCCTTGCTGCGAACATGCAGCGGAGCATTGCGCAGGCGAACCGACGCAAGCGATAGCGTTGAGTGAAAAGCAAAGTACGGTAAGTGCGATGAACGTTTTCACGGTAAATCTCCTCGGTTAAGTGAAGAAACTATAGCAAATGCAAAACGAGAATACAAGATGAAAATTCTGGTTATCGATATCGGCTCCAACGCCCTCGATTTGTGCATGCGCTGGCAGCAGCAGGGCCACGAAGTGCGTTGGTACGATAAGCCGCGCCCGGATGGCACCGACCGCCATGCGGGCGAAGGCATCATAACCAAGATCACCGACTTCAGTGATCTGCGCAAGAAGTGGATTGGTTGGGCGGATCTGATCTACACGCCTGACAACGTAGGTTACCTCGACTTGCTAGAACCGTATCGCAAGATCGGTTACCCGATCTTCGGTTGCAATCTTGACGCCGTTGAGTGGGAACTCGACCGCGAAGTTGGGCAAAAGGTCATGGAAGAGTGCGGGCTTAAAACCATTCCCGGCAAGACGTTTCACGATTACGACACCGCTACCGCTTATGTGAAAAAACACGGCAAAGCCTTTGTGTCCAAGCCCTCCGGCGACGGCGAGCGCGCTATGTCCTATGTGGCGAACAACGCCGCCGATCTGGTCTACATGTTGCAGCGCTGGAAAGGCGTTGATAAGTACCGAAAAGCCGCAAAAGACATGGGGTTCATCCTTCAAGAGAAGGTGAACGGCATAGCAGAGATGGCGGTTGGCGGTTGGTTCATTCCAGGCATCGGTTGGTCGAAAGCCGGATGGGTTGAGAACTTCGAGCACAAGTCACTCTTCGCGGGTGACCTGGGTGTTGCCACAGGGGAGATGGGCACTATTGTCCGCGTTGTGAAGAAATCCAAACTGGCAGACATGATGCTCAAGCCGATCACCGATCACCTACACAAAGTAGGATACGTCGGGTACATCGATGTAGCGACGATCATCGGCGAAGACGGTACACCCTGGCCTCTAGAATTCACTATGCGCGATGGGTGGCCGATCCGCCACAATCTGACCTCGCTTATCGAAGGCGACCACGCGGAGTGGATGCGCGACGCGCTTAATGGCGAAGACACGCTGAAGATTAAAACCGATCTGGTGAGCGCTAGCGTGGTCATGGCGCTACCCGACTTCCCTTACTCGCGCGTCACGAACCGTGAGCTCTGCGGGATACCTGTCTACGGTGCCGAAGATATGACGCATTTGCACTGGTCGGAGATGATGATCGGCAATGCGCCGCGCGAAGTGAACGGAAAGGTGGTTGATTTGCCTGGACCTGTGACGGCTGGCGATTACACGCTAGTCGCGACCGGCACAGGGGATACCGTATCTGGTGCCCGGCGAAGCGTGTATGCCGCCATCAAAAAGGTTAAAGTGCCGAATAGTCCTTTCTTCCGCATCGATATCGGTTCAAAAATG